CTACTTACTTAAATTTAAGAATTAATTGTGGATTATTTAAAGCCGCAATCATACAACTTGCCTGAAGGTGAATCGCCTGAAGGTCTTAAACTGGCTGATTTATTGCGAAAAATCAATGTTGGCGGTAATGTAATCCCAATGGGTCAAGCTGGAACAATGGTACAAGGTCGTGCTGGCTACCAGTTTGATCCAAATGAATCAGGCAATAATTTAGGAATTGGCGTGTCAGGTCAAGGCGTTGTAAACAACAAATACAACATTCCTGCTGTAATAAATGGAATTGATTTAAGCTACGGTGGCCCTGACCAAAGCATTTCTGCTGGTTACTACCCAAATAAATCACAGTTTATGGGTGAGCCAATGGGTAAAGGTGGCGTTAGTTTGATGTATAGAAAATCATTTGATTAAGGAATAATATGCTGGACAAATCAGGATCAGCCGCATCTGTCGGCAAGAACATCAAAGCTGAAGTTAAAGCTGGCAAACCTAAAAAACAAGCACTTGCTATTGCCCTTAATGTTGAGCGTGAAAACGCCAAGGGTGATCGCAAAGCCAAGTTAGAAGAAGCCTATGGTCGTTTCTTAGGTGAGCGAAATGAGTGACGGCTTGTACGCCAATATCCATAAAAAAAGGGCTAGGATAGCCGCTGGATCAGGTGAAAAAATGGCTAAAAAAGGCGATAAAGACCGCCCATCCGCTAAAGATTTTAAAGAATCCGCTAAAACTGCAAAACCACGCAGAGAAGCAATTGCTGACGCTATGAAGGATATGTAATGGTTAAGATGATCCCCCCTACCCCAATGAGCCGCAAGTACAAAAAAGAAGATGCAATGCTCAGACCGCATACTGAAACCACGCTAGAAAAAAACCAGCGTGAACGATTAGAGCGTAGAGCCGCTATTGCCAATAAACTTAAAGACTTGGATAAAGAAGTTAAATAAATGGCTTCTTTGGCTGATCTATTGCGTTTAAATGATGGGCAACAAGCCTATACGGGTTACCCACAAATGCAGGTTGGTCTTACTAAGCCACGCCAAGCAGGATACGCCACAGGTTTTCTTGAAGGTGCTACGGGTGCTGAATCCATGCAACCTAAAAACCCCATTACAGACCCAAATTATGACGCTTACGCACAAGGTAAAAACACAGGTGAATTAGCTGGTATTGGTGCTATGGCTGTACCTGCTTATGCTATGGCATTACGGGCTGGAGCACCTAAAGCCGCACAAATGTCTGAAGATTATTTGCGTAAAATCGGTGGCATTGCTGATGTAGTGCCTGTAGGCCCTAACCGTATACCGTCAAACGAAATTCTTTTTCCCAATAGAACGCTTGCATCGTTAAATTCTGCGGAAAAATCAGCATTAACTAGGTTTGACAAATCTTTAGCTAATCCAGCAGTAAGACGCAGGGAAATATTGGCATTAGAAGGTCAAACTTTAAGCACTCCAAATATGGAAATGGTTGAAAGAAAAATCGTTACCCCTGAAAATATGTTTGGAAAAATGATTGTTCCTGTTGTTGGTGATACTTCAGACGCTGGCAGAGCCATTACGCAAATTAAAGGCGTACCACTAGCAAAAGAAGTAGATTTGCAAGGTGGTGGCAAATACATGAATATGAAGCCAAACATTGTTGAAGAACGAGGTTGGGCATCTGAACCTGAAGCCGCTGTCAGCAAGCAAAACAATTTAACAGCCGCAGGTCAAAGCGGCAAAGATGTGTTGGGCGTATATACGGAAATGACCCCTGAAGGCATAAATTTTTCGCACCATGCCGCTGAAGCAATGATTGGTCAATTGCCTATTTTAAAACCATCTAAAACAGCAGTATCTGCATTAGATTACGAGATTAGAAACCTGCCAGTAGTAAAGAAAAACAAAGCTACTGGTGAAAAAACCACAAGTTATCCATACAAAAACTTTTCAGGCGTTACTAGCGATGAAATTTATGAACAACTTGCAAACGGCACATCCACCGCTAGTGCTGGAAATTTACGAAAAGCCATTGTAGAAACAATGAGCAAAGCAGAATATAGAAATTTAGGTTTTCCACGCTGGGAAGATATGGCTGACGCTGTTATTACCCCTGAATTGCGTAAACATTTCGCAGGTGAAGCTGGTTATCAAATGTTCTTGGCTAAACCAAATGACCCAATTATGCTTGCAAACGCATTAAAGCATGGTAGTTATTCTGCTGGTATTGGCGGTAAAGTCTTTGGTGGTTTAGAAAATACCGTGCCATCAAAAATTATGTTTCCTAAATCTTATGCCGCCCAAGAAGCTATGGGTAGAGATGCCACTAAGATAAATCGTTCATTTATGATGAGCCACCAAGCAGAATTGGCAGATCAGCAATGGCTTGACAACTTTATGAATTATCTTGAGAAGCAGAAAGCTGGGAATTAAGAAACAATTTTTCTTGAATCAAATCTTCTATAAGACCTTTGATTGCACGAAGTTTTGATTGGTCGTCTAATTCCATGTACGCTTGGCTTAAACGATAGTCAGATGTTAAATGGTTGTAGTCATAGCTAACACGAATAATTACTTTTCTCATCAAAATCTCCTTAATTTACAATTTAATTATAACTTAATCTAACTTAACATTCTATGGAAATCAATACCCTTTGGATAGAAAAGTTGTTAAAAAAGCCATTCCACAAGCACAGCCTGTGGGGTGATAAGAAGTTTTACGATCCGCAACTGCATCCGATCACGCAAGAATTAGAGGGTAACTTCCCTGCAATACAGGCTGAAATCAAGGAATTGCTCAAGCGGTACGATGAGTTTGCTAATTTTCAAAGCATCAGCCCCGATCAGACTTACATTAGTAACGATGACCGCTGGCGTATGTTCTTCTTCAAGGCGGCAGGTGTCAGCTTTGGTAAAAACAAGCAACTATGCCCAGTAGCCATGAGTATTGTAGATAAGCACAAGGATGTGATTAGTGCCTATATATCGGTACTTGGCCCACGCAAACTGCTTAATCCGCATGAAGGCCCATGGTCAGGCATATTACGGATGCACTTGGGGGTAGTCATACCTGATGAAAAGATGTGCTCATTACACAATGGTGGAGAGGTCTATTTTTGGGAAGAAGGCAAGTGCGTATTGTTTGATGACACTTACACCCACATGGCACTTAACGACACGGACAGCATTAGGGCCGTACTGTTTTTAGACATCATGCGGCCATTACCCCAGCCTTGGAACTTTATTAATTGGGCAATCCTAAGACTATCAATCCTATTCCCCTATATATGGATACCCTACTTCCGTCACAGGAAATGGGAGAAGGCGTTTTACAAACAGCAGGTTAACTGATAGAATTAACTTATCTTAATCAACCACTTGGATAAGGTATGAGCGATAAACTGTCGAAATCTGTAGAAAACAACCTAAATAGAGCAGGTAGACCAAAGGGTGTGCCTAATAAGTCCACAGCAATGGCTAGGGAAGCGATAGCACAGTTTGTAGAGGGTAATGCCTACAAGATGCAAGAGTGGCTAGAACAGGTCGCTATTGGCGTTAAAAACGATGACGATAAATTCATTGTTTTACCCAATCCTGAGAAGGCTTTTGGTATGTTGCAGAGCGTCATGGAGTACCACTTGCCTAAGTTAGCCCGTACTGAACACTCAGGTGACGAAGATCAGCCTGTCAAGATCATTCACGAACACAAGTTCTTAGATTGAAAGAATTAGTCAAGAAGTACGAATATCCCTACAAATCACGGGATGCGTTCCTAGACTTCCACAGACGAGATCAACGCTGGGCTGTACTGGTCTGTCACAGGAGAGCAGGGAAAACCTGTGCCACAATTGCAGATACCATCCGTAGAGCCATCATGGATAAGAAACCTGATGGCAGGTACGCTTACATTGCCCCTTACTACGCACAGGCTAAGAACATTGCTTGGGATTACTTGCTTAAATACGCAGAACCAGCGATAGTTAAAGCCAATCAATCTGAGTTATGGGTAGAATTAGTCAATGGGGCTAAGATACGCCTATTTGGTGCTGATAACCCCGATGCCCTGCGAGGACTGTATTTAGACGGGGTAGTGCTAGACGAGTACGCAGACATGAAGCCTAGATTATGGGGTGAAATTGTGCGGCCATTACTTACTGATAGACAGGGTTGGGCTACATTTATTGGTACACCAAAAGGTCATAATGCCTTTTACGACATATACAACGAAGCCCAAAAGAACCCTAATTGGTATGTCAAGACGCTAAGAGCCGATGTATCGGGGCTATTGCCTGACGCTGAATTGGCGGATGCTCAAGCTACCATGTCAGCCAACCAGTACGAACAAGAATTCCTATGCTCATTTGAAGCCGCTATTCTTGGGGCGTATTACGGGCAGGAAATGCGTAGGCTTACAGACCTTGAGCGAATTACTACTGTAGATTACGACCCAATGTTCCCCTGCCATACTGCTTGGGACTTGGGATTCAACGATTCCACTAGCATTTGGTGGTTTCAAGTGGTGTACGGTGAGATACGGGTTCTAGATCACCACTCTAGCAACGGTCAAGCCGTGCCATATTACACAGGTTTACTTGCTCAAAAAGAAGATGAATTTGGGTACAAATATGGCTTTCATTACCTGCCCCATGACGCTAGAGCAAAAACTATGGCAAGCGGTGGTAAGAGCATAATCGAGCAATTTTCTGCAAAAATCGACATAAAACATCTAAAAATTGTTCCAAACCTATCATTACAAGATGGAATACAAGCAACACGACTTGCATTAACTCGCACTTGGTTTGATAATAGATGTGAAGAAGGCATCGAGTGTTTACGACAATATCAACGAGAGTGGGATGATGATAAGAAAGTATTTAGGGATCGCCCAAAGCACGATTGGACAAGCCACTCTGCCGATGCGTTCCGCTATCTCAGCATTGTATGGAAGGATGAGGACAGCCCTATCCTCAAAGATAACCGCATTAAAGGACTTCATGTCGGGCAAACGGATGTAACGCTAAACGAGATGTGGAAAGAAACGCCTAAACAAACAAACCGTAGGATATAGACATGGATCACAAATACGAAGATTGGTACAACTGCATCGCCCAGTACGAGCGTACATTCAAGGAATGGGAAGGTCGAGCCGATAAGATCGTTAAGCGTTACCGTGATGACCAACGCAGTCGCAACAATCCCAATGCCAAGTTCAATATCCTTTGGTCTAATGTTCAGACCATCACACCTGCTGTATTCGCTCGATTACCTAGACCTGATGTAAGCCGCAGATTTAGGGATAATGACCCAATAGGTCGTGTAGCGTCAATGATGCTTGAACGGGCATTAGAGTACGAAATTGAGCATTATGGTGACTATGCTAGTGCCATGAAGCAGTCGGTTCAAGACCGTCTATTAGGTGGTCGTGGAACAGCATGGGTACGCTATGAACCGCATATTGTTGGTGAAGAAAGCGGTGAAGCTGACGGTGCTCCCGATGATGGCTTTCAGGTTACTGAGGACATTGACGAAGCTGAAACTGAAGGCGGTATACACCGTGAGAACCAAGAACGCATAGAGTACGAATGTGCTCCAGTAGATTATGTTCATTGGCGTGACTTTGGTTTAACCGTTGCCCGTACATGGGAAGAAGTCACAGCCGTATGGCGTAAGGTTTACATGGGCAGACCTGCCCTTGTTGAACGCTTTGGTGAGGAACTGGGCGGTAAGATTCCGCTAGATACCAAGCCTGAAACATCCAAGACATTTAATGAAAAGATGGGCGAAGGTGCATCTGAAGCCGTTGTCTATGAGATTTGGGACAAAACTACGGGTGAAGTGATTTGGCTTAACAAGTCAATGGGTAAGATTCTTGACACCCGTGATGATCCGCTACAGCTAGAGAACTTTTGGCCATGCCCAAAACCGATGTTCTCAACCCTTACAACTGACAGCCTAATCCCTGTACCTGACTTTGTTCTGTACCAAGACCAAGCAAGACAGCTAGACACGCTGGCAGACCGCATTGATGGATTCATTCAAGCCCTTAAGGTTCGGGGCGTATATGACGCTTCTGAGCCATCCCTTGCCCGTCTATTCTCTGAAGGCGAGAACAACGCCTTGCTACCAGTTAAGAACTACGGTGCGTTTAGTGAAAAAGGTGGACTTGTAGGGGCTATTAACCTTGTAGACATCAAGCCAATTGCTGAAGGTCTAAACATGGCTTATCAAGCTATGGAGCAGGTTAAGGGTCAAATCTACGAGATCATGGGTATTGCTGATATTCAGCGTGGACAGACCGATCCTAACGAAACTCTTGGTGCTCAAATTATTAAGTCAAACAACGCTTCAGGGCGTTTAAAGACTATGCAACACGATGTAGTGAACTTTGCTACAGCCCTGTTACAGATTAAGGCACAGATTATTTGTAACCATTTTACCGATGACACTATCGTTAAGATTAGCGGTGCAATGCAATTATCCCCACAGGATCAACAACTTATACCGCAAGCCCTGCAACTCTTGAAAGACGAACCTGCTAAGAACTTCCG